GCTACATTATTGAGAATAGCTGAAAAGCGAGATGAACGCTTTATTAAATCACACACGATATTTCTCGATTTTGATAATGAACAACAGACCCCACAAGAACTAATTTCAAAGGTTGATGGGGATTTGCAAGCCTCTTGCGCATTTAGTTCATATAGTGATAGCCACTCGCAGCGCAAATATCACATGTTTTTTCTGTTTGAGCAGGCTTTGAATAAAGAGCAGCACAAAATAATTTCAACGTTCCTATATGAACAATACAAGAAGGTTTCATCATTTGAAGATAGCATTGACGCTTGTAGTATCAAATCATCTCAAATGTGTTTTGGCACAAGCAATCCGTTATCAATCTTCAATAACAACGAGAAGATTTTCAGCGGCACGGAACATTTCTTTCAGTTGAAAATCTTTCAGCAATGGGCGATGGAACGTGAAGAAGAAGAATGCAGCAGCACAGAAGAGAAACACGCTCACAAGTCCTCAAAAGGGGCAAAGAATGAAGGTGGCAATTCATATATCAATTATACCATGTGCAACGATTATGAGAATATGCCTTGGAATCAATTTGCGGAAAAATGGGGTGTTGATGGATATGAAAAGGGATGGGTCAATTATCGCTTGGAGCATGAAGGTTGGCTTTTTTCTCCTGATTCCCAAATTGCTTATCAGTATGTAAATCCTGAGAAGTATTTCCAAATGCCCTATTTCATTCATCACGGGCATTTCAATGAATGCTCATCGGAGACATTGAAGCATTGGTTGTTACAAACCATGTCATTGTACAAACTCTTGAATGCTCGTTGTAACACTGACCTGAATAGAATCTTATTCCGTGTATTGCAAAAAATTGAGTTGCACAATATCGACCCTGAACACTTGCTTACCGCTCGTGACCTTGTTTCAGTGATGGAGGAAGTTGATTCATACACAGAAGAACAAATTGAATCCACTTATTCAAAGCGTTTGCAGTATCTCAAAGAGACAAGCCGCCCCAAAAGTGGGATTATCATTAAGAAAAGCCGCCCCAATCGAGATGTGGGCTATTCCACCCTACTTAAACAAATCAAGACTGAAATTCTGTGTTCTGTTGTCGATTGTTCTTCTGTATCAGTGAAAGAAGCCCATAAGATTGTAAAGGAGAAGTTCCCTCGTTTGGATATATCTTTGACTTGGGTGCAGAATCTTTACTCTGAAATGGGATTTGCCCAAGAGAAACAAATGACCAAAGTAGGGCTTCAATTAAAAGCGATTAATGACCTAATCGAGGAATATGGTAAGTTGAGTATTAGAAAAATGTTATCGTTATTAGAATCAGAGAAAGGAATGAAGATTTCACAAGGTACTCTTCAAAACCGTTTGAAGGAGTTGCAGAATTGCAATTAGTTTTTGTATATTATTTTTTTATACCACTATGCGTTTATAACGTGTGGTGGTTTTCTTTATATATAGGTTTATTTGCCTTCTCAGAGCGTTTCTAATCTCCAATGATACATTGTGCTAATCCCTTGTGTAACGTCTTAGAATGGTCGTGTTTCATTGGTTGGTGGTTTGGTGTAATGATGTGATGAAAAAGAGTAGTTTTTACAAGTGTACAAGTTTTCATTTCTGAGATATATTCTTGGTTGTGTAGTTCTATATGATAAAAATGAAATGTTGTACACCCAACCTATAACCATAAACCACCAAGAAAAAAACTACCTATGGATTATAACAACGTGCAATCGTTGGTATAACATAGGGATAACAGTATAATAGGATATATGGAACATTCCAATCATATCCAAGGATAACAGCAACCAATAAAACCATATATGAACACATGAACGAGTGAAAACGAGTTCATACATGAATGAGAGTGAAACGATTCATGAATGTAATACTTGAAAGGAAAGCACCCAATATAAAACCTATAACGAGATGAACAGCACATACAATCGCAGATAACATATATCATTATCTCCAACGATACCCGATTATCAACGTTTATTTCCGTTCTACTGCATTAAATCATTCCAAGCGTGGAAACGTTCAGGTGGTGGTATTATAGCGCTTATATGGGAGAAATGACCAAGAGGAAAAAAACGCACAAAAACGCACCAAACATCACGGAAACGTTGAGTTTTTTCCAATAACGCACTATTTATTATAAAGGACAAATAAAAAAACGACAATGAAGAAATCAGCAAAACCAAATAGCCCAAGTGCTTATTCAGACGCTTTGCTTGGGGGAATTATAGAAAGGTATGGTGAAGTAGATGAGAATGGAGATGTTCAAATTCTTCCTGAATGGTATTACCTCATCGACACCTTCAAAATGCAATACAAACTTCAAAAGCAATGTGAGAAGGAAATCCAAGAAAGGGGCATTTGTGAGTATTCTGACAACGGCGCAAAACGACACCCCCTCCTCACAACCTTAAAAGAATTGGTTGCTTCCAATATGCGCATTCTTAATCTCATCGGGGCTAATCCTTATTATAGAGAGCGTTGCAAGCCCAAGGAACAAGGCAATGAAGATATAAGCGCAGAAGATTTCATCAGCGCATTAACCTCAAATTCTTATGAAGGAGAAGAGTGACAATCGGGCAACTGATTCTCTTCAATATCAAAAATATAAGGAATATGCACTTGATGTTGTACAGCATAAACAAATCGCTTGCAAATATGTAATTCAGGCGTGCGAGCGTTATTTGTCGTGGTTTGAACGTGATGATTTACTTTTCCGTCCTGAAAAGGCGGACGCGGTAATAAATTTCATTTCCAAGTTGAAGCATTATTCAGGTCGTTTCAATCGCAAACCATTCCTCTTATTGCCTTACCAAAAGTGGATGATATATTCAATCTTTGGTTGGTATTACAAGAACGACCCTGAAAAAAGAGTGACAAAACGGCTCTATATAGAATTATCAAGAAAGCAGGGCAAGACTGCTCTACTGTCGTCTATTTCATTGTTTTGCCTTTTAGAAACGCCCGCCGCTGAATGTTATGTGGTGGCCAACAATGCAAAGCAAGCCAAAATCTGTTTTGATATGGCCTCCAATTTCCTTTCATCAATCGACCCAAAGGGCAAGTTCTTTGAAAGGTATCGTGATTCAATCAGGTTCAATGCAACAAAATCCAAGATACAAGTATTATCGGGCAATTCATCGGGCAACGACGGATTTTCACCGAGTTTTTATGTGCTCGATGAAGCTCATGAACAACCCGACTCAAGGGCTTGGGATGTTCTTATAAGTGGACAAGGGGCACGATATAACGATAACTGTTTGGCCGCAATCATCACAACAGCAGGATTCAACAAATACCTATTCTGTTATGAATATCGGCAAACGTGTTTGGAGATTCTTTCAGGTCTGAAAACCGATGATTCCCAATTCATCGCAATATACACCCAAGATGAAGAAGATGATATTTTCAATGATGAAGAATGTTGGATAAAAAGCAATCCGAGTTTGGGAGTAACAGTGTCCAAGGAGTATTTGCGAGAGCAAGTAAAAAATGCACAGAACAACACTTCATTATTAACGGGCGTTCTTACAAAGAATTTCAATTTGTGGTGTGATAGCATGGATACATGGATAACACACGATGAACTCTTAGCATGTTCAAAATCGTTTGAATTGAGCGATTTTAATCCTGATGAGGACTTATGCACTGTGGGAATTGACCTTGCGAGCGTTTCAGACCTTTGCGCAGTCTCAGCCCTCGTGCATAAGGACGACCTATATTATTTTAAGACGTGGTATTTTTTGCCCGAGAGTGCTTTGAATCCAAATAATAGCAATTGCGAGTTATACAGAAGGTGGAAAAGAGAAGGTTATCTTAATTGCACGGGGGGCAACGTTACAGACTACGATAAAATTTTGCAGTTGCTTGGAAATTTCCCACTTACCATTTCGAGTATCGCATACGACCAATACAATGCTACGCAATTTGTAATTTCAGGGCAAGCCCTTTTTGGCTTGAATTATGAACCGTTTTCACAAAGCATATTCAACTTTAACCGACCGACTCGTGAATTTGAGAGACTCTTAAGAATGGGAAAGGTCGTGTTGGACTATAATCCAATTACATTTTGGAATTTCAGCAATTGCTCGCTCAAAGAAGAACCGAGCTGTGGAAATGTAAAGCCCATAAAATCAGGAAGCGGCAAATCTGAGAAGAAATCGGGTCAAAATAAGATTGATGGAGTGATTGCGATATTGCAATCCCTTGGCCGATTCTTAGAACAGCCTCAATTTGACACCTCAATATAATATAGAAAAAATCAATAATACCAATGAAGATATTTGGATTCAACATAACAAAAAGGGAAAAGCGGAATTTAGTAGAACAGCCGTCGATTAGCTATGAAGAGAGAATCGCACAAGGTATGACTACATTCCAAGAACTCCTTAATCCAAACGACCGTGCACAAAATCTCTCATCTGTCTATAGGTGTGTAGATTTAATCAGTTCAACGGTGGCTAATTTGCCCCTTAACGTCTTATATATCGACAAGAAGGGAAACACACGAGAACAAAAAAATCATCGCTTGCAGAAGGTTTTGGACAATATGGTGATGACACGTTACAACTTCATGAAGAAACTTATCTCCGATGTTCTTTTAAGGGGCAACGCTTATTGTTATTTGAAGAGAAACGAGCAAGGTGATGTTGTGGACATTATCCAATTAGAGCCAAACGACGTGATGGTGATTTGGGATAAGAAAAAACAAGAACTCTATTATCAAATACCATTTCTGAGCAAGGTTCAGAAGATACAAGCCTTTGATATAATCCATTTGCAGAACAATTCAAATGATGGCATTCACGGCCAATCGGTTCTTAGTTTTGCGGCTCGTCAATTGCAAATCGCACACGGGGCGGAAAATTCAGCAAAACAGATATTCCA